TCATTCCATAAGTGATAAGATCTTTAGTTAAAACATCTCTATAGTAGTCAGATATAGTTTCTTTACTTTTAACTTCACTATGGAATCCTATAGTGTTTGAGTCTTTTCTTCGTTGGATAATCTTTTCAAGGCCAACAAATGCGCCACTACAGATAAACAAAATTCCCTTAGTGTCAATTTCGTTCATTTCACCTTTGGGATGTTTGCGTTTATCACCAGCCGGTACACGCACAACACTACCTTCAATCATCTTTAATAAACCTTGCTGTACGCCTTCACCCGATACGTCTCGGGTAATACTCATACTTTCTCCCTTACGGGCAAGTTTATCAATTTCATCAATATACACAATGCCTCTTTGAGCTTTTTCAATATCGCCATCAGCATTGGCTATTAGTCTAATTAAGACACTTTCCACGTCATCGCCAACATACCCAGCTTCAGTTAGCCCAGTAGCATCACAAATGGCAAAAGGAATATCTAGGTATTCTGCTAGTTTCCGTGCAAGGAACGTTTTCCCACACCCGGTTGGACCTAACAATAATACGTTAGTTTTTTCTAAATCGATATCTTTATTTGGATTATTGATACGTTTAAAATGTTGGCAAACTGCTACACTTAAACTAATCTTAGCTTCTTCTTGGCCAATAATATAATCGTCAAGAAATTCTTTAATTTTAACAGGGTTAAAGATTTGTCTACTTTCGTCTAACGGAAACTTTTTAATTTTTTCGTCTTTAAGTATATCAACACAAAGATCTACGCAATCATTACAAATAGCACTTTGGTCGCTTACAATTAGTTTTTCAACGTCTTGTTTACTTTTTCCACAAAAATCGCAGTGGTGATCTTCATTGTTTTTCTTCACTTAGCACTCTTTCAAAAAAAGACTTGACGCTGTCGACTTTGTTTTGATTAATGTGTCCGTACACTGCTACTTTGTTTTTATCAGAAGTAGAATAGTACACAGAAGATTTACTCAATATATAGCCGCTCAACATATCACTCATACCATAAGTGTTATCAAGGTTTATATACTTATGACTTGAGTTGGCCATGGCATGTAAAAACCATACGGCATTTGGTTCGTTATGATAAAAATATATATTGATTTCTAAATCAAGTTTGCAGTCAGTTAACCACTTGGTAGCAATGTCTTGTTCTTGCTCAGTTAAGTTAGCTAAAAAGATACTATGGTTATCATTTTCAAATATATCAGGCGGGGTTATTAGTGTTATTAGTAGGCTCATTTTTATTTTTTTCTAGCTTGTCTCTATATTCTTGTTCAGATATAACTTTGTTCCAAAGGCCGCTTTCTTGTTGCTCTTCGTTTTGAACATAGCTATCAGTTGTTCTAATATGTTTAGGGCCATGCATTTCTCGTGCCGCCTTAATATGCATACGCTCTCCGTCAATAGTGATATATTGTTGATCGGCTGGTATATTATCCCAATTAATTCCCTTGTTATCATACGGATCTAACGGTTTAGATTTTGCAAATGTAGGACCAGTTTGGATCCACTCTCCTGTAGTAAGATCTTTAACTCCTTCAAAGTTTGGAGTATCTTCTTCTGGCTTAGGTGCCACCATTGGTTTAAGATTTTCAAAATGTGCAAATGGTTTATTTAGATATGCATAGGCGACTGGAGGTTCCGGTTCTTCGTGTACTTCTTCTAAGAAGTGATACTTGATGTTAGGGTTAATAGCGTTCAGTGCATCGTCCACTATATTAGCATTACTGCTCGTAGCAGTGGTAGCGGCACTAGATGTGACATTAATTGCTTCAGGAATTGGTTCAACTACAGGTTCAGACGCCAACGGAGTAGTGTCCTTAGCCAACTCTGTATCTGTTGGTTTTTCGCCTACATTGGCAACCCATGCATCTGGTTTATTAGATTCTTCTAGTTCACGGAACCGCTGGAAACTAAATTGGCTAGCTAACAATAGAACAACTGCTAATGGATCTAGCACAATAACAATAAGCACAGTTACCCAGATAACTGCTTTCTCTAGGATGTTGGCATCTGGATTTTCACCGTACAGTAAGTGTGCAATGTATTTGATTGGTCCTACTTCTGCTTCGACTTTACGAACCTCGGCGGCAATAGGCGCCCTCTCTTCAGATACTTGACTAATAATTTTCTGTTCGGCTTGGATCTCAGATTGAAGGCGGACTCTTTCTTTTTGTTGGCCTCTTCGAATCGCAACTGCTTTGTCGGCACCTTTTTCATCTTGGCTTCTGCCCATGACTTGGTCCACAGCTTCATCCATCTGTTTAAGCGCCTTACGGTTCGCATCTATGTTGTCCTTGGCTGTTTTAATCTTTTCGTCATAGATAGCAATCTTACTTTGAACATCGCCACTAATTAAACTTTGATCACTGTGTGCTTTACTTAGATATCCAAATACACCCAACGATGTGATCACCATTAAAATTATAATAGCAGGTAGGATGTAAGTTTTTAAGAACCACGGAGCATAGTCCCAGTTCTGTTTAAGCCATATTGTACCAGTAATTTTTCCCATACCAAGTACGACCCCCATAATAATAATGGGCCAAACTGCGGCTGGGTATATGGCTATTAGGCCCATAATGGAATAGTATTCGGCTACTGCCGAAATGGCTAGCCCGCTGAGTAATACTAGGTATGCTATTAGTTTGTCATTTAACGTAGGTTTCATATGAAGATATTTATTTGAAGAATTTATCTACAATTGCTTTTAATGGACGAGGTCTTCGGTTAATATGTGCCTCATCGTTGATGTTGCCAATTGGCTTTTGTCCAACCAATCTAACATAGTCCTCAATTAAACTATTTTCTATAGAAATAATCTCAGTCCATTCGTCAGTTGTTTGGTAAACGTAGTTAGTTAAGTTATAAATTGTAATGGTTATAAACTTGTGGTCAATCTCAGATCCATAAAGTTTATTAAAGTCTTCTTCGATAATTCTAAAGTCTGATCCGCTAGATCCATTAAGCCGTTCTTTATCCCAGCTTTTACAATGTCCAATTTGGCGATATATACGCTCTCCAAAGTTCTTAGAATTATCCATACTCATACCGTATTTGATAACAATACCTTTATATACAATACGATATATATATTTTCGTATAGAGAATACTTTTAATATTTTTGATATATCAGAAGGCTTGGATAATTCTCCCACTAAAATTGTGTGTTGGGGAATGTCTTTCCAATTAATGTTCATATTATCTCCGCATCCTCGAAATATCAATGGCTTCTTCATCGCTAAACACAGGCACAGCATTTGACTTGTGCATGGTAGCGATACCTTTTACCATAGTTCCTGTATAAACTTTAGCAGGAGCAAGGGTGGCATTGCCTCCAGTGTCTCTGCTGGGAATATGTTTTGTACTCCTATTAGCAGGAACCGATAGCTTGTATGAAAGGGTTTCTGCAGAAAGTGCTCGTTTACGTTTTTTATCTTCTGCTTCAACTTCCCATCGCTTTTGAAGTTCTTTCCAAGATTCGTCTAGCTCTCGACTCTTGCGAGCTTCGTCAGCATTTCGGAATTTTGTTTTGCCCTTCTTTTTGCCTGTAGTACTAAGCCACGGCCCTTCAAGATGCATACTCATTATTTCTCCCAAGTGTCAGTTTCCCAGTTCCAGTGGCGAGTGTCGTAAAAGTGTAGTTCGATATTAAACCCTAATATACCGAGCATGACTCTTGCTCCTGCATGATCACCTTTGGGGTTAAAATTAAAATCTACATTGATAATGTGATTAGTACGATACCCATTGAATTCTATGGCCTTGTTTTTACTAAGAAAACTGCTTTTGTTCCAAAGGATAGTCCAAGTATCACTCAATGGATTAGAGATATTAAACTGTAACAGTATCATGCTGAACTGCCGGAGCAACAATAGTTGTGCTTAACTGTTTTTGTATAGCTTTTGGAAGTCCAGTAAATCTAAGGATGGTACCATCTGGAGCAATTTTAAATGATCCTGCTACTACCCAGATTTGATGGCCGGCGGATTCAATGCCGGCAAGTTTTCGGACAACACCATTTACTAGTCCAGTGGACGTTCCCTTACCTCGATTCCAGTAATAGGTTCCGCTCTTGCCGGACCAGATTTGAAAATCGCCACTGCTAGTTTTGCAGTAGTTGCTAATGTTATCTAAAGTATTTTGAGTTGACATAAGTTTCTCCTATGTGTTAACTATACGTTAATTTGGAGCCTATGTCAACTATTGATTTTACCAATTTAAGTAGGCGTTGTAATTGTATCTGGAGTACTACCTGTTTGTGGACGGTTCAACAGTGTAGAAAACTGGCGGGCAGTGTCTTTTACATTTGGGTGTAAAATGCTTTCATATAGTGCTAATTGATCCGGATCTGTAAGTTGGCTATGCGTATTAGCTACTTGTCCAATTGAGTCTAACACTGTTTGTTGTAGTACCAATGAATTAATGGCGGCTTGATTATTATCAACTTCGGTTTGAAAAGCCTCCGCTGCCTGCACTACTTCTTCGGCGGCAATTTCCCAAGCGGCGAAGTTTTCTGGATCAGTTAAATCTTTATCTCTAGCTTCTTTTTCTATTGATACCGCAGTGTCTAATCGTGTAATTAATTCTTCTTTTGCTATAATCCCAACTAGATCTGTAAGTTTAGGTACTTCAGTTATACCTACATAATTTTCTAAGAATTTAGCCGAAGCATCATTAACATCACTGAAAGCATTAGTTAGTGTATAATCACCTGTACCTAGAGTTAAACTGTCAGACCAGGCTTTAGCGTTATCCAAAGCCTGACCTACAACGGTTCCGAATTTTGTAGAGTATGAGCTTAAGGATGCAGAAATTGCCGAATCGCTTTGAGAATATGTAGAAGAAAGGGTGTTTAGGTTAGATGCACTTAAAGAAAAGCCCGTTTTAAATTCCTGGATTGATTCGGATATTGGATTAATAAATGTACTAGAAAAAGATTTAAATGAACTTTCAATGCCATCGGGTAAAGATATCCCATCTGTCATTTTTCCAATACTATCTTTTAGAGCTAGAATAGGTTCTTTAACCGCAGGTGGCAAACTGTCTAGGTATTTCCCCACCCCGTCAGCCCCTCCGGTCGTAAACGATAATCCTGCACTTACGGCAAAAGATATACCATCACTTATTGCCGCTCTAAGATAATCCATTCCTCCGCTTTTTCTGACAGCATCTTTTTCGTCAATCTGACAACTAGGTGATGGGGTTGTTTTATGATTGCCCATCCATTGTTTGATGGCTACAATTACTTGTGGATATGATACTCCTCCTGGCATAATATTCTCCTTTTAACTTAATGCAATGCCGGTGGTTCCTAATGTATATTGATCCGCGGCATCTTTTTTACTAGGTACCATGGCAAATACATGATTCCTATTTAATACGATATCATCTTTATCTCCAAGCAGTACCCAAGGTACCATTCCAAGTCCACCCCCTTGCATGGTTAATGCTAATGGTCGATTAATTGTGATACCGTTGTGATCGTCTTTTGATAGTCGAGC